AGAATCAGCTCCTTTCAACACTATATATCCCTCTTTTTTAACCAATTAGCAAGTATATAAATCGCCAGAAAAGGTCTGATATTTTCGTAGCATCTCCTGCTCGAAAGCCCGGTACTCCTTCTTGGTGATAAGCTTTTCCGCCAGCATCACTCTCGCCAGATACATCGTCACCTGGAAGGTTGCTTCATTACGAAATAACCTTTTATCCATGGCGGACACCCCCGAACCTATAGGAAATATAACAGGCATGGGAGCAGAACTTCCGATGGCTGTTGCCATAGACGCTGAACTTCTTGCCGCAGTTCGGGCAGGTAAAGGTATAGACAGTCTTCCGCTTCACCAGCTCCAGATGTGTGTTCCACCACTTGTTCCGGCAGCCATCGCAGCAGAACCGTTTCCGCTTGCGTCCCGGATTCTGGACTACGGGTTTCCCGCACTGCTCGCATACTGCCCCATCTGTTCTGGCCGCCAGACTGTGCCGCCGGCAGAACGACTTCACCGTATTGATGGAAATCTGGAGCTGCATCGCTATCCTACCATACCCTGCCCCAGCTCGGCGCAGAGCAATAATCTGTTGTTTCTGTTCGTCCGTCATGATGGATACCTCCTGAATTTTTGGTCTTCAGGAGTAACAGGACAGAACGGCTATTACTAAGTACTATAAAAACAAAAAAAGCCGATACGGAACATCCTTCCCGATGTTCCGTATCGGCTTTTCTCATGCAATCTTCTGCTTTGCATCAGCCACAATAGCCTTGACCGCTTGCTGCAGCAAAGTAATATACAGCCTGTTCCGAATCTTCACCCACCAGCTGGTGGTGGTCTGGATTTCTGCTTCCAACGGATCTGTGAGGTTCTTCATCTGCGCTTCCACCAGCTTCTGGATGTCCTCCAGGTCGATGGACTTGATGGCCGCTTCGGCTTCGCTTCTGGCAAAGTCTACGACGGCATTGGCGACGGCTTTCTTGATTTCTTCACGGTTCATAGTCATTTACCTCCTAGAATCAGTTGTTCATAATCTGTCACTCCCCTGGCAACTGCTCTGGCCATGGCATCCTGGGCGTTTGCAAGGATTTCTTCATCGCCAGGATTGGTGATAAAGGCCAGCTCGACCAGGACGGCGGGCATATCCGTGTTTGTGAGAACATACAGGCCGTTGACGCCGGGCGTAGCGATTTTCACGCCACGGTCGGTGATATCAAGGGCATCTACCAACTGGCTCTGGATGCAGCTGGCCAGCACGCTGCCACGGTAACTGCCGGCACAGGCCCAGGTTTCTGTGCCGTTGGCTTCTTCGGCTTCAGCGGCATTGCAGTGGATGGATACGAAGATGTCGGCGTCACTGCTGTTCGCCGCTTCGCAGATATCGTACAGGCTGTCGGACTGGAGCAGTTCGGTTTCAACACCAGCGGCATTCAGATAGCTTTCCGCAGATTCACCTACAGCCAGTGCCACATCACATTCGCGCAGCCCCGTTTCTCCGTTCACGGCACCGGGGTCAGGATTGCCGTTCAGCGCATGGCCGGGATTCAGGAATACTTTCATGATTTATCTTCTCCTTTCTGGTTGGCGGCGGACTTTACGGTACCGCCGATATAGCCAAGCAGGCCGGATGCGATGGACATGGCCAGCTCGTTGAGATTATAAAAAATGGCCATGATCAGGGCTGTGACCAGCCCAATGATGACCAAACAATCGGGGATATTCACTTTTTCAAACAAACTCATCCCACCACCTTAATGGTTAATACCACTTCTGCCTTTGTTGCTGAGGCTTCTGCCAGATAGGAATACAAAGCATCCGATATTTCCCCAATCATTATGACCCCCAGATCATCATCTTTCTCATAGAACAATTCTGTGGTATCCGATATTCCTGTCCCTGTCGTAAGTTCAACTTTGCAACCTGCATATCGTTTTTCTTCATCCAACAGGAACAGCAGCCCTTTACGGCTTCCATTTTCCAGAGCCCCCACGCCGACTATCTTAGGGCTTTCCGGGGATTGCTTCGTCGTCATAAGCATATGGCCAGTCAGCCACTGCGTGCCCTGTCCCGTCATCGTAAGGCTTACATCTGTAAAAGGAACAGTGGGAATCGGGGCGGCGTCGGTTGCACTGACAATCATGCCATTACTGATGGGTGCCGATATATAAGCAAGTTGAGGATTGGTACTGCTGCTTTCCTGCTCTTCCCCGTTGATAGTGATTTTCCCCGCATAATAATCGGTATCTGCTTTCAAGTTGATGCTCAAGGTATCCTGATACGTTGTAGCATATACGGTATTTCCATCTGAGTCTGTTTGTGAGGATAACTCCGGATGGTTGCAGGTAAGCGTAATGGTCTGATGCTCTTTTTGAATCAGGGTTATCGTCTTTCGTGCATCTGCCTGTGACAGGTCAGCCGTCCCCGTCACCAGTTCACCCTCTGAGGTATAAAACTTTTTCCCCTTAGCCACATCGGCGGCTTTCGCCGTTGTGTCAGACACTTCGCAGAACCGTGCCCTGCCGCCGTTTTTTAGGGGAATCAGGATGGATGGCACTTCGCTGTAACTGGCTCCGGCTATCGTCACATTTACCTTCATGGCCTTCCCTCCTTACTCGACAGTCAGGATTTTCGTCAGGCTGTCCTGGGAAACGGAAACGGTCGTCAGACTGCCCGTCACCTTGGTACCATTGATGTAGGCCGTCTTACCGCTGACAATCGTCCCCGCGGCGGCGGTGGCATCACTGGTATCGACTACGCTGGACTTGCCGCTGATGCCGAGGACCGTCACCCCGGACTTGATGTTGCCGCTGACGAGCTTGGCCTGTTCTTCTTTGCTGATACGCACAGAGCCGCTGCCATTATGAAAGCCGGCCGGGATGGTATAGGCGCCATCAGCTTTGGCAATGCTGCCGCTGACCGCACCGTTGTCAGTCATCGTCCCGATAACAGACCCGCTGCCCAGGAAAACTGACTTGCCGTTCAGGATATCGCCGGAAGAGGCCGTAGCGCCAGAGGTATCATAAAAGACCGCGCTGCCCTCCCCTTCTGCCAGGGGAATCGATACCTGCGGCACTTCTGCATAGATAACGGAATTGATTTTTACGTTCTTCGCCATGTTGATTGCTCCTTTACTCGACTTTTAATTCATAGCCATTGAAACTGATCCTGCCATAATTCGACGGAATGGCAGCCACCGTCACTTTGGAAAGAGCAGTATACCCGCCGTCTGCGGTGATGACCTGCTCCTGAGCCGTTGGAGTGACTCGCTTTCCCTGGTACGCTTCGGACGGCGCCTGCGGCATAGAAAGAATGCCGACCAGAGAATTTCTTTTAAGAGGTAGGGAAACAAAGCCTGCTAAATTACTTTCATTCTGTGCCACGCTCCATCACGCTCCTTTCCAGGAAAAAATCCCTGGCCGGGATGATGGTATCGGTATAGCCAGTTCCCCGCACGAGCTTCACTTCATAGATATACCGGCCACAGGATAAATGCCGTGTATCTTCCGGCAGGAATACCAGAACACAGCTGTCCTGCTCCTGACGGATGCCCTGGCCCAGCGTTTTCGTGAGGACAGGGTCCTTATCCGTAATGAAGCGTTTCAGTGTAAAGGTCAGGCGGTCGCCGTCCCCCGGGATAAAGACACTGCCCGTTACCCGGTCGCGGATGGTCAGGTCGAATTCTGCTGAATCGCCCCGCGTCAGATGGATCCGGTTCTTCACTACAAAAAAGCTCATCTCCCTCACCTCCTACTCATTCTGCCGTTGCTCAATCACATCCAGGCGATGCTGCACGTGCCCCGTAGCTTCTTCCACCCGGGACAACCGCTCTGCCATCTGCTGTCGTTTGGATTCCGTATCGGATAGTTGCCTGCGCAGATGATCAATGCACTCCTGCAGGCTCCGTACTGATTGATTTAAGGGTTTGATGACGCTGAAATTGAAGATAACGCCGCAGAGCATCAGGACCGATACCAGAGATGCGGCCATCTGTAACCATTCAGCCATATTTCTCACCTCCTATCCCGTCCGCTGAAACATGTACACGACGATGGACGGCTGCATGTTGTTGTGCGGCTGGCCGCCACCCGTCCGGGAAAGGCTGTGGGAATGATTTCCATCCCAGGACGTATGCCCGTCTACCTGATTGCCATGCCAGCAGCCGTCGCCATAGCCTACGGCCACAGGTGCATCATTGCCTTCACAGGCATCCCACTGGAAGTTGCGCGGCAATGCCCCGCAGGACCAGTGACGATGATTTCCGCTGTCTCCGACTGTATGGCCATGAGCCGGAGTTTCTGGAATCGTAAGATTGTGCTTCTCTTCGCCCAGTTTGTCCCCGGCCTTGTACATGGTCCCGCTGTCTGCCGCCCCGGCCCCGATCAGGCACCTCCCCATGGCAAAGGCCACCCAGGTCGTACCCGGCCAGTACGTTGCCGGATTCTTCCCGTCCGCAGAAATGTAGATGGCATTGACAGGGAACGGACAGGCCTGGATTTTGGCCACGGCTTCCTCGTCCATATCGGCGTAGGTGACCTTGCCCCAGCTGCCGTTGCTGTGCAGGACCGTATTCAGCTTCCCCGCAGCCGGTGACGGGACCATGCCGCTCTGGCCTGCTGTCTTTTCGCCGCAGCCGCTGAAATCCGGCAGGGTGATATCCCTCGTGCCGTCAAACAGCACCCGGTGAATCTTCCGTCCCGTCTGCAGCTTCGACGCACTGGCTGCATTGCCGCTGATGCCGCTGGCATGGGCCTTGGCATCGGTCAGATGAGCATTGATGTCGGCTGCCGTAGCAGAAATTCGCTCATAGAGCCGGGCATCATTACTGACCAGCTGGGACACGGTCCTGTTCTGCTGATTGAAGACGACCGGGTCTTCCGAAAGATACTGAGGGAAAAGCACATCATAATCCAGCGTATTTTCTACGGCTTCTGTCGGCCGGACTTCCTGCCCGGCCCGGTCCGGAAAATCTGCTGACCACTTCTCCTTGATATACTCAGCCACTTGCCGTCACTCCTTTCCCGGATACGATAGTCGCTGTCGAGAACGTCGCCTCGCCATCCCAGTGGATCTTCCCGTTCCAAGAATAGCCCAGATAGATGGCATAGCCCAGATGGGCCGGCTTGTAGATGTTGAGCTGCGTGATGAGCTTCTGCAGGGTCGTGGTATCTTTGTCGTTCATGATGCAGTAGACCTTGAAGTAGTACTCCTCATTGACTTCCTCGATATGGCCGACACTGTAAAGATTGATGATGGAGTTCATGAAATCTTTCGTAGACACATCCACGTGCTGCAGCTTGAAGAGAATCCGCTGTCTGCGGAATTCGTCACTATCTCCGTCACCGGGCTTGATGCCCAGGAACGATTCATAAAGCGGCAGCGCCCAGGTGGCGGTGTTCACGAAGAAGTTGTCCGACAGGTCCTGCAGAGCCAGGCGCAGGCGGTTATGCTCCGTGCTGCAGGTATCTGCTGTCTTATTGAACATCGGGTCTTTCCCCAGGAATTTCGGCAGATAGTCCAGCACATCAATGGGGTGCTGCCTCATCCACTCATTCGCTGACAAGGTTCAGCACCACCTTTCCGACTACCGGGATCTGCTCATTGGTCAGGCGGATGTTCTCCGCCTTGCCGCTAAGTTTCAGGTTCCGGTAGTCTGTAATCCCGTTCACGCCCAGAATGAGCCGCCCAATCTGTGCCAGGCTGACATAGGACAGGCTGAAACCTGTATTCTTGAAATAGGCAGACACAGCATCTGTCACCGCATCGGCATTGACGGTGCCGTACACTTCTGCCGTAATATCCACAGATACGGGTGCCGGAGATACCACAGTCACGGTGGCCCCGATGGGCCGCTGGGATTCGATGTACCGGGACACTTTCTGGATCAGCTCCTTGGAAGCAGATTCATTCTCTGCCGTCACAATGATGACTTTCACCGTACCGTTCCCGTTCCAGAGCGGGATGACCTTGCAGTTGCCCACCCCGTCCACGGACATGGCCCAGGAGCGGTAGTGGTTGGCATTGCCGGATGTGATGGGCTGGCGGACCCGGAACAGGAGCCGTGCCAGAAGGGCCGCATCGGTTTCCTCATCAGCCCCGTCCGTGCATTTCTCCGGATTGGTCACGCTGTATACATTGGGGATGGAATAAGGGATTTCCGTAATCGTCCCCGGTGCCACATTCCCTTTCACCCCTGTATCTGCGGCCTGGACAGCAATGTCTGCTTCCGTTCCGTCAGATGGAATCGTAGCGGATTCTGTCGTATAGAAGCGCAGCCCGTCTTTCGTCTGGAACAGGCTGCCACGTATGATGTAAGCCCCGGACTGCCCGGTAACCGTCACTTGACCATTGGCCTTCACTGCCTGTTTTCGCTGGATACCGAATTCCTCAGCCCGGAGCGTCAGATATTCGCCCCAGGCAGTTTCAGCAAATGCCGCGTCCCGCAGCATGGCCATCTCAGCATAGCTGTTCTCGAATTCCACGGCATTGGCATCAATCATATCCCGGGCAAAAGAGCCTTCGATAGCCGTCTTGTCCGTATCGGTCAGCGTGTGCAGGGTCTGCACCATGCGGCTCTCAATCTGGTCTTTTGTCTGGGCATCGAACAAATCGCTCATGCAAGACTCCTTTCTGCGGCAACCGTAATGCTTTCATCGCTGTAAATGGATGTCACATCCACCAGAATGAACAATTCATCTTTCTCCCGCTTTTCCACATCCACCCGGTTGATCCGTGCAATATAGGGATTAACGGCCAGCCCCTCCCGGATATTCTGGCAGATCTGGTCTGCTGTATAGACGCTGTTGGGCATCGCCCCCTGATAGGGTTCAATGGTAATGCCGTATTCATCATGGTAGGCCAGATACCGATATCGTTCCGTCATCAGGGCTTTATAAATCCACACTTTGAGAGCTTCATCTTCTGTCACGGTGATGTTGTTCCCGTTCTCGTCATAGCGGAACCGATGCTTCTCAAAGTCATAGCCGTATTCCGAAAGGAGCGGCAATGTTTCTCTGGCACTGGTATCCGCTCCGGATGCCAAGGCCACAAAAGGATCAGCCATATCCGTCCAACCTCACAATCTCATCTAAAATCACATACTGCTGGATTTTCCCGTTCACCAGCATGGGCATGATGGCGACTTTCATGCCCGGCTTCAAGGTATCCGTGGTAATCACCGAATCAGTGTAGTCGTTATGGATGTCGTGGTTATGCGACTGATACGCCGCATCCCCGCTGCCGCCTTCCCGGTTCTGGGTAGCCGATACCAGATGGCCCCGGGCCGTCCTGCCGTAGCCTGCCAGAAGGTAATGGGAAATCCACAGTTCCTCTTTGGTCAGGACGATGCCGTTGTATTTCACCTGGATGTCCGGCGGAGATTGGAGTATCTCGCCAATCTGGATGGACGGGCTGTTGCTGCTCCGCGATACCTGCTCCATGAGGTTCAGCAGACTGATGTATGGATTTTTCTGCATCTCCCGTCACCCCCTCGATGTCTTGATGATGGTCGCCGGATAGTAGTCGCTCCCCATGTCGATGCTCCCTTCATAATGATGGAAGCAGCCGTACACGCTGGAACTGTTGCCCCAGCAGCCGCCATTTCCGTCATAGACCACGACATGCCAGTTCGGATCTGGCTTGCTGTAGCGGTTGTACATGATGATGTCGCCTTTCTCCAGCCGTGCCGGGTCGTAGGGGATCGCCAGTCCCTGGGCTTCGGCATCGGCCCGGAGCTGGTCGCATCCTTTGACGTTGTTGTTGTATTCCTGCGCGGCAAAGGGCGAATACCCGGCAGCGGCAACTGTTGCCCGGTCCACGCAGCCATTGGAGCCATAAGGCGAAACGGTACCATCGAAATTCTCCATGCACGAATCCACCACATCGCCTCCGGCGGCATTTCCGCTCATGGACGCCCCGCTCCGGCTGCCCGAAGCGGCCGCTATAGGCGGCACGTAATCCGGGTTCGCATTATAGGACGCACTGTCGAGTTCCTGCTTCTGCTCATCCAGCAGTTTATGGAAGACCAGATGCAGTTCCATGGTGTGCCTGTTCCCCTCAATCCGATGGCTGTCCGACTTGATGAAGAACCGCCCCTTGAGCTGTTCTTCCTGGATGTCCACGGAAAAACCGGCGATGCACCAGATATGGCCGAGCGCCTTGACGGACATGTCATGGGCAACGGTCTTCAGCATGGCCCGGGCCTGCGAGGCATCGTCCTGCTTGGGGTCGGCCTTGCAGATGGCCTGGATGGTGCCGAATCGTTCGATATCGGTGCTATTCGGCATCTCGCCTTTCGTCTGGCCCGCACTGTCCACGACCATCACCTTGGATACCAGGTCCTCGATAGACTCCGATACAGATGCCCCGGTAAGATTCGCTTCATCGCTGATGAGGAAGTTCTCCACCACCTGGTCATTGGTACAGACCACATTCAGCTTCCTGTCCGTCATGTAGATGTGATACCCTTTGCCATCCTGTGCCGACTGGTAAGACAGCGCCTGCTTGATGGCATCGGTCGCTGAGATGTCATCGGCGATGAAACTGCACACCACGGAAAGGTCCGGCATCGTCCCGGCTTCGATGGAAAAGTCATGGATGGTCTGCCGGATGGCATCAGCCACGGTCACATTGGCGTATTTCCGGGTAATGCGTGACTTGGCCAGATAGATGATGTTGTCGAAGGCCACAAAGCGCATGGCATAGGACTCGCTGTCCCGGCTCCGGGAGAAGATGCGCCCCTGGAAAACGGGGTACGTCTCCTGCGTGACCTCATCGGTATAGGAAAAACACACTTCATCCCCCAGCTCCAGGACGGCATTCGTCCAGTCCTTGTCTTTCGTGGTGTAGGCGATATCAAATTCCAGCTTTCTCCCGGCCTGCTCCACATCGCCCGACCAGGTATAGGAAAGGACATAGGCAGACAAGTCCGTGTTCTGCGGCTTGTCTGCCTGCTGGCTTTCCGTATCTGCCTTATTTATCTTTGCCAACTGGAACATTTTCATCATTCCTTTTCAGGTTCATGGTCGTCAGCCGGATGATGTCCCCCGGCGAGAGGCCGCCGCTGCGGATGATGCTGCGGTAGACCTGGAACTTGGAGAACTGCTCCTTATTGAGCGTGACCGATTTCCCGATGGCCCGGCCCACGACGTTGCCGATGCTGTCGCCCGGATAATAGGTGATGTTCTTCTTCATCTTCTGCCAGAACGACTCAGGGCGTTTCTTCAGCCCCGTTGCCGGGTCCGTTTTCCCTGGTTCCGCCGCCGTGACATAGCGGTATTCCGTCAACGCCAGTTCATAATACACATCGCCGCTGCCGTCCTTTTCCCCGAACTTGAAAGAGCTGATCAGGCAGGGCATGGAGATGGGCGTGTCCGATACCGTGAGCTGGCAGACCTCGCCGCCTGTACGCATGGCTTCCAGTTCGGCGATATAGGTATAAGGCGACAGCGTCATCATGGCAAAGGGATAATCCTGGGCCGGGAAAAAGCCCGCCAGCGTCAGGGACTTCAGCCCGGTCCTGCCTTTCATGAGATACTCCCCGTAGTTGTTGATGTTCACCGTGCCATGGTTCGTATTGACGGAAACCATCAGTTCCGAAGGCAGCACGGGAAAGGTCACAACAGAGCTGCCCGCAGCCAGGGAAATCGTCAGATCCTGTGACGCCTGCCCGATGGCATTCAGGATGGATTCTAAGAATGAGGCCATCAGATGGTCGCTCCTTTCATGCGGTTCATGCCGTACAGCCGGATCTTTTCCACCAGCTTGTCGGCTACGGCATCGATGTCCTGCTCGCTGCGGACGTTCATCGTATCGATGCGAATGGTGATGGAGCGGCTGCCTGCGTTCATGGCCTGCCGGATGCTTTCATCATGCGGGACCACGGTACTGCCGTTTGGCAGGTGGACCAGCTCGCCCCGGCGGTCTTCGTTGATGACCGCAAAGCCGCCGCCAAAGTTCTCGACGCCTCCGGCAAAATGACTGATAGGTTCCATATTGAATCCCACATGAGTCGGCGCCCCGCCGGTCAGAGACGGGATATCGATGGACAGGCCGTTGACGCTGGCAATGAGTCCGTTCACCTGGTCAATGACCCAGTTCACACCATTCCGGAAGGTATCCTTGATGCTCTCCCAGATGCTGGAAGCCGTCTCACTGATGCCGTTCATTGCTCCGTCCCAGGCCGAAGCAATCCATTGCATCCCGGCATCCACAGCATCCGACACCGCCTGGATGGCCTGTTCGATATACTGTGAAACCGTATCCCAGTTGCTCCAGAGGAGATACAGCCCTGCGATGACGGCAGCTATGACAATCAGGATTGGATTGTCCATCGCTGCTGCACCAACTGCCCGGATGACCGTAATCATCATCCTGCCCACGGTCAGGAACGTACTGCCCATGCCTTTGGCAACGATGGCGATGCCTCTTGCCACCGTGATGAGGCCCTTGAACTGGGCAGCCAGATACTTCGATACGCTCCCGGCCTTGCTGATGCCCGCGGCGATGGAGCTGAACGTCCCAAAGGCCCGTCCGCCTATCGTCAGCACCCGTCCCAGGGTGGAACCGAAGATCTGGAAGGTCACGATGCCGAAAGCCACCTGGCCGATCAGCGTCTTCTGCTCCGGCGTCAGCGACCGGAACCAGGCCGCCAGTTCCTTCACCCGCAGGGACATGGTCTTGAAATAAGGGGTAAAGGAAACAGCCAGGTCCATCCCGGCATTCTTCAGCTGGTTCATAGCAATCTGCATCTGCTCCGACGGGGTCAGCATCTTCTCATAGGCTTCCCGGGTCATGCCGGCAGACTGGGCCATCTGGTCCATGACCTTATCGAAATCCCCGGCTCCCTTGCCCGTCAGGACCAGGATGCTGTTCAGGCCCTCGACAGAACCAAAGAGCTGGGCCATCTGTTCGACATCACCGCCCGTGGCCCGCTTCACTTCGCCCAGGAACTTCACCCATCCTACGCTCTGCAAATGAGCCGCGTTGAACTCAAGACCAAGGGACTGAGCCAGTTTCGCCGCTTCAGCAGACGGCTTCAGGATGTTGCTGTAAGCCGCCTTGAGTCCTGTGATGGCTTCACTGGTCCGGATGCCGTTCTTGGTCAGGACGGCAATGGAACCGAATAGTTCCTGGGTGCTGACATTAAGCTGTGCCGCAATGGGGATGACGTTTCCCATGGACTGGGCCATCTCGCCAAAGGATGTCTTGCCGAAGTTCTGTGCCAGGAGCATCTGGTCCGTCACCGCCGTGGCTTCCTCTGCCGATTTCCCATAGGCATTGAGGACGGTCGTGACGCCATTCACGGCTGTCGTCGTATCCGTGAACCCGGCCTTGGCGGCGATGGTCATATCCTTGACAAAACCTACGGCATGGCCGGCATCGACACCTGCCGAGATGGCCTGGTAGACCGATTCGGAAAGGTCGGCAACGCCCGCCCCGGTTTCATCGCTGACAGCACGGATTTCATCACTAACCTTCTGCATGGAAACGACCGTCGTATCCACCAGGGTCGAAATCTTGGCGATGCCATTGGCAAAGTCGCTGTGCAGCTTGAAGCCTGCCGTCGCAGCCGCCAGGATAGGTGCCGACAGCAGGGCCATCTTGTCTGACAAACCGGAAATCTTGCTTCCCGTCTGCTCGATGCTCTTTGCCGTCCGTTTCTGGATGTGCTCATGCTCCGTCAGCTTGTCTGACAGGCCACTGACCGATTGTTTCGCCGCCGCCATCTGGGCCTTCATGGTTCCCAGACTAGCATTGACGCTCCGCACGGTCGGCGTGAACAAATCCCGCAAACGGATAGCAGCATCGATGACGTTATTGGCCAATAGGTATCACCTCTCAATGTTGTTACAGCTATAAAAATATAGTAAGATAAAAGAAATCTATCTTTACGGAGGAATTCCAATGCGCTATTTCAATGAAACAGAAAAAAGATTAGCTGAACGATATCACCATATGGAGCTTGGAACTTGCAAAATCTGTGAAGAATGTCATAAGAAAGAGCGTTTATCCTTGCCGATTGGCTGTTGGTGCGTAGGTTCCGATTTTAATAAAACTTCCAAGAGAATTCTATTTGTCGGTAAAAATGCCAGAAACAATCCCGGCACGATTGAAGACGGCTTCCGCAATCCCTTTCAATATACCCGTGAATCTCTGTGGAACAAAAGCTGGCCATACTGGAGCTATACTCGTGCTATCACTCTGAGAATATTCGGTGACGATTCCATAGAACACATCGCATTTACCAATATTGTCAAATGCAACAATTCCGGAGGAAAGGATACTACCTCAGATTTTGTAAAATCCAACTGTATCCTAAACCTAAAAGTCCTTCAGCAGGAATTAAAGGTAATACATCCTACTCATGTCATTTTTTATACATCTTGGTATTATGACGATTACATCCCTAACGTCTTTGACCGTTATAATATTCATTACAACGGTTTTAAAAATATTGGGAAAAGAAAAATGCCCTGGCAGGAAGCCATTTCCACGCTGGGCAATCAAACCTTTCATGTACTACGTGTCGGCCACCCACAATGCAAGAAAAAAAGCGACTTCGTCTATGAAATATCTAAGTGGATTGAGCCTACCTTATGACTTTATGCCAGATAGCCGTATTTTCAGCAGTTAATCCGATAATGCTGAAGATACTTTTTTATTGCGTTCTTCCATCTCATAGCGGATGAAGGCATACAGCACCTGCCGTTCACCGTATCCCAGTTTCATGACCGCTGACGGCAGCAGGTGATGCTCCCGGAATAGGAGATACATCGCCTGCACTTCGCCATCGGTCCGGATCAGTTTTTTACGGCTTTGTCCGCCTTTTCCTGGGTCGTATAACCGTTGAGTTCCGTAATCTGTGCCGTAAGGTCGGCGATTTCGCCCGCTAGGAAGAGCTTGCGGATGATGTCACCAGGGAGTACAACTCCGAATTTTTCCAGCAGGTCCTTGTTCTTGAGGTCGGGGTCGGCAATCCCTGCCAAGAGCGTCTGGGTCTGCATCTGATAAATGTCGATGTTATCGGCGCTGCCGTTGGTGAAGTCCACGGCCATCTTCTGGATATCTGCATAGCGTTCCGGGTCGATGGCCCGGAGCGTGATGACAAAATCGAACCCGAACAGCTTCGAGAGCCGTTCCATCTTCACTTTCTTTTCAGGCCGTTCGGCCAGCTTGTTCACTACATCTGCTTTCAGTAGCCGGTCTACCATATTCATGTGCTTGTTCTCCTTATGCTAAATCCAAGAGGTCCCAGTCCGAGAAGGTGAAGCTGTAGCTTTCCTCGCCCATCTTGTCCACTTCCCAGTCGGCCAGAATCAGGCTGTCAAAGGTCGCATCCTTGATGACGATGCGCTCGCTGCCGATAGCATCCTTGTCATCCAGGACGGAGACGATGGTCACGACAGTCTGCCTGCCCGCCTTGATGTTGTCGTTCATCTTCCGGATCATGTAGCTCGACACCTTATGCAGCTTCAGCTGACCTTTGCAGTCGTAGCCTGTGACCTTGTAGCCTTTGCCCACATGGCGGAGCATCTTTACTTCTTCCTTGGTCAGCGTGACCTCGGCCTTGAATGCCGTTGCTTCGGCCATGAGGTCGCCGTCGATATACAAATCGGCGTACTTGCCGTTCATGACCCGTTTGGCTTCCATACTGTTCATCCGGCTTCACCCCCTCAGATATTGATGGTAATCGTGACATCTTCCATGGCATCCAGCAGCGATGCCTTGACGGCGATGAACACATTACTGCCGATATTGGCCAGCTTTATATCCATATCGGACATGTCTGCCAGTTCCGCCTTGGTGTATTTGCCGTTGGATTCCAGCCATATCTTCGTGGATTCCACATCGATATAGGCTGTGTTCTGGTCCTGTTCCAGCAGCCCTTCCTGGGCCAGCTGGTCAAGATACCCCTGGATGGCCGTCACCAGAAGGCAGCGGTTCGCATAGCTGTTGGCGTACTTCCCGAGGTAATGGTCCTGGGCCGTCGTGCGGATGTCATCGTGCATCATGTCCATCAGGTCCACAAGCTTGATTTTCTGGAAGCTCGTCCCCTTGTCCTGGACGGTGGTCACCAGGGAGTTGATGCCCCGGGCCAGTTTCACCTTTTCGCCGTCAAAGAAGAAGAACAGCTTCCCCGCTCCGGCCATGGTGTCCATTTCCTCTTTCGTCCACACATCGCAGCCGATGACTTCCGGCAGCGGCGCGTAGGTGCAGGAAATCGTCATGAGCGTCCCGGCGATGATGCCGGCAATGCGGCTGCAGTACTGGGCCGTCGTATAGGTCCTGCTCTTCGTGCGGATGGTCTTGTTGACGAAGTTGATGACGCCTTCCGTATCTGCCGTACAATCCGGCAGGACGGCCTTGATCATCTTGTCTTTATTGGTACGCATCCCCTTGACCCAGGTGGCGATAGTATCGATGTGCGACGTCCCGATGTCCGGGATGACCAGGTAGTCGAAGCGCTTGTTCTCGATAACCTTCAGGATATCCGTATAGTCCTCGGCTTCACTGCTGATGATTTCGGCGATGACTTTCTTCGGGCTGTTCACATAGCCCCGGAGCGCCAGTTCCAGCTGCTCCCGGTTGCTGTCAGACAGCTCCTTGGGAATGTCATCTGCCGTGTACAGGTTCACTTCCGTCACCGAAGGCAGGGTCTCTTCCTTCAGGATCATGAGGACAATGCCGCGCTCGCTGCGCTCGATGGCGCTGATGCCTTTTTCCTTGAACACGACATTAATGGATGGCATTTTCATATTTCGTTGTCTCCTTTCCCCGATACCGCTGATGCATCACTTTCATCCGTTCGGCTGCTTCCGTTTCATCTGCGGAATCGTAGTACTGGACGGTCAGCGTCAGCCGGCCGCCGTCGTTATCCGCCCCGATGAGTTCCTCGTTCATCGAGCGGACAGCAAAAAACCTGTCCTGGACGGCAATCCCGTCACGGAACAGGTCTTCTGCAGCAGCCAGCACTTCATAGATAGATGCGCTGGCCGTCTGCTTCTGCGGTATATAGGTGATGTACATATCTGTATCCCGGTACACTTCCCTGCGGCCCTGGGGCGAAGCCACCGTCATCGTCTTCAGGAAAAACGCTGGCGGACGGAACCCTTCCTTCACTTCCTGCAGGTACACGGGATACGGGAACTGTTCCTTCAGCTTCTGCTGTATGGCCTGCAGGATGTCGATGTCATGGATCATGTGCCGCCTGCTTTCTTCAGGAGCTTCTTCGCCAGTTTCTCCAGGCCCGGCTGCAATTCCCGGGCTTCGAAGGCCTTGACGGATTTCTCCGTATAATGCTGGCCTTCATAATAGCCAACGGTCCTGCCGCCCGGCGTTTTCTTGACATGGCCGTTATTGAGCAGGTGATGGACCGGGTGCCGGTTGACCAGTTCATAGGTCAGCTCCGAGCCGTTATAGCCTTCTACCTTGTGCTTCCAGCCTTTCTTCAGCTTGCCCGTGCTGCCTTCCGGCGTGTTCTTCACGCATTCCTTCCTGAGCTTGTTGCCAATTGTTACCAGGCCCTTTTCGGCAGTGCCGGGAAAATCTTCAATGGCAGAAAGCAGTTTTTCTGAAAAATCATCCAATCCTTTGACCTCAAAGTCACTTCCGCTCATTGTCCGTCCCCCTCACTTCTTCCATGCAGTACAGTTCCAGGGCTTCATGGCGCATGTACGGGTCCACGATGGTGTCGATGTCGTACAGGTGATTCTGGTACTTCACCTTCATGTCATGAGTAACGCCCGGCCGCCAGCGGATAGTGATCTTGCTGTACTCCGTGTCCGCCTTGCGTTCCATCTCATAGAACACTTTTCCCCGGGCGGGCTCGATGGATGCCCAGCAGCGGTACACCACGACGTCGGTCTGGGTGTCGAAGCCGTATGCATCCGTTGCCGCCTGCTTCCCCAGGATTTCAATCCGTTTGTTCAAAAGCCCGGTCTTCATGGGCATCCCCCTTTCAAAAACAGCTCCGCCGCACCCCGAACAGCAGCCACCGCAGCCGCTTCAGCAGGCCGGAATAATCGGCTTCTTCCCGATGCTCGTACAAAAAGGCGGCGGCATAGAGGATGGCTTCATGGAACACGACGGGATTCTCTTCGGCATCCGCTTCCTCGCAGCGGGCCAGGTCCAGGCACAAGGCCTGGGCCGTTTCCAGGGAAGACAGGATGACGTCATCATTGGACGTATCACCCTCATCAATCCGCAGATATTCCCTGGCTTCTTCCAGGCTGACCAGCATGGCTTATCCCTTCGCCTTCATCTCCAGGGCCTTGACCGCTTCCTTCAGCATCAGCATGCCATCGACGCGCTGGCTTGCGAGGAAGCCGATCTGGCCGTTGGCGGCATACAGTTCGTTGAGCCGCTTGAAGGAGCGGTATTCCCGGTCGGCAATCCAATAGTAGCTGAAATCGCCGAAGAGCATGGGACGGTTGCCGGCCGCCAGTTCCGGGGCAAAGGATGTGCTGTAGCAGGGACGGTTCAGGATGGTATCCGGTGTCCCGGCCGTGACAGACGGCTGCCAGATGTAGTTGCCGTTGTTGTCTTTGATTTTGCGCAGGGCCTTGATCGTAGCATCGTTCAGGAGCCATACGGCCTTGCGGCGGTACGGGATACGCAGGGAATGATACAGGTCGATGACATCATCAAAGGTGATGGATGCGCCATTGGCCGTCACGCCCAGTTCCGCAGACGGGAACACGCCAGTCGGCTTGTTCTTCCCGTCGCCCGTGAGGAAAGCTTCTTCTTCCTTCGTGCCGATACGGCGGGCAAATTCGCCGGCGATATAGCTTTCCAGGTCGAAGACGCTGTCATTCAGAAGTTCTTCCGATACACGGATAGCCGTACCCAGCTTGTACGCCCCGATGGACTGCTGGCCGAAAGTATCCTGGCTGTCCGGATAGAGTCCGTTCTCTTCCATCCAGGACGCTTCGCCATGTCCCGTCACGACAGGAATCTTGCGGTCGCCGCTGGTATGGATGACCGTTGCCAGGCCGCGGAAGAAGTTCTCTTCCTGGAGCTTGTCGATGAGCTGATGCTCGAATTCATCCGGCACCAGATAGCCGCCATCGGCATCTGTGCCCACGCTCAGGGCGTTCTGTACATCGATGAAGTTTTTATGGCGGATGCTGTCCCAGAAGGCTTTTCGGTAAGCCAGAGATGCACGGCCTTTCTTTTCCGGGGCCTGGTTCCCAGCACCGGGCTGTTCCGTGATGGGAGAAGATGTCGGCTGGGCCAGCTGGGCATCGAGCTGCTGCTGGCGTTCCAGGCGGTCGATTTCCTTGCCCAGATTCACCACATCCGCTTCCATCTTGTCATACCGGGATGCATCTTCTGCCGATACCATGCCGTTCTCATCGCGGGCCGTATCCAGGAAGGCTTTCGCCGCATCCCAGAGGTTCTTGCGCTTCTCGCGCAGTGCTAAACTCGTATCCATTGTATTTGTCCTCCTGTCAATGAATGAGCAATGCCAGCCGTTTCTCTAAGGAAGCGGCTGGCACTTTCTGCAAGGGTTTCTTTGGTTTCAGTTTCTGTACAAAGGAATTCGTCACCGTGACCGGGCTGTACAGCATGGCTTCCGGCTGCTGTTCTCCGTCTTCCTGGTCAAAAAGGATCTCATCGGCAAAGCCCAGTTCCACGGCCTTCCGGGCATTGAGCCAGGTCTCGTCATCCATCATGTGCGAAATCTTCGTGCGGGCCAGGCCGCTCTTGATTTCATAGGCATTGATGATGCTCTCCTTGACTTCGCTCAGCATGCCGATGGTCTTTTCCATCTCGGCTTTATCCCCATAAGCCAGGGTCGCCGGATTGTGGATCATCAGGATAGCCACCGGCGACATGCAGACCTTCGTCCCGGCCATGGCGATGACGGAGGCAGCCGAAGCCGCCAGGCCGTCGATCTTGACGGTAACGTTCCCGGGATAATCCATGAGCATGTTATAAATTTGGGCAGCGGCAAAACAGTCCCCGCCCGGGCTGTTGATCCAGAGGGTGATGTCGCCGCTGCCCGCATTCAGTTCTTCCTTGAAAGCCTTCGGGGTCACTTCATCGCCCCACCAGGTCTCGTCCGAAATCTGGCCGTCCAGGTACAGCGTCCGTTCACTGCCGAAGGCATCGGGAACCGCATTGGTCACCCACTTCCAAAATTTATGTTTCATTCGTTTCTCCCTTCTGGGCAAAGGCCCCGGCATCCTTGAGCTTGGTCATGCTGCCGTTCACCAGGTACAGATTGCCGCCTTCCTCATCGGGTACGGGATTCATGTCTTCCATCTCCCGGATATCGTTGGCGGACAGCCAGCCGTTCTGCCGGCCGATGCTGTACCCGGTCATGCGGCTCTCGTAATCGCCGCGCATGAGGCCGTTCACGTTGAACTTCAGGAAATACTGCTTCTTCTCTTCCGGCAGGAACAGGGCTTTCTGCATGGCCTGCTCCCAGCGGATGACCCATGGGTCCAGAGTGTATTTCACAAATTCCATGGACTGCTGCTCGATGTTATTGAAGGAACTTTTCTCCAGGTCACCGATCATGTGCGGCGGGATGCGGTAAAGCCGGGCAATCTCATCGAGCTGGAACTTCCGCGTCTCCAGGAACTGTGCTTCTTCCGGCGGGATGCCGATCTGCTGGTACTTCATGCCTTCTTCCAGCACAGCTACCTTGTGGGCATTGCCCGTCCCCCGGTAGACAGCATTCCACGAATCCCGGACTTTGGCCGGGTCCTTCAGAACGCCGGGATGTTCCAGCACCCCGCTGGGACTGGCTCCGTTGGCAAAGAAAGACGCACCGTATTCCTCGCAGGCCATGGTCATGCCCACGGCATTGCGGGCCATGGCAATGGGCGAATAGCCGACCAGGCCGTCAAAACCAAGGCCGGGGATATGCAGCACTTCTTCCTTCTGCAGGACCACCTGCCCGTATGGTTTGACATTCGGATTCTCATCACCCGTCTTGGTATACAGATAGAAAATCTGTCCCCGGTCATCCCGGCAGACGGTCATCTTGTCTGGACGCAGCGGATAGAGTCCCTGCACCCGTCCCAGGCGGTCCCGGATGATCTGGGCGTAAGCATTGCCCCAGATGAGCAGGTGGCTCATGAGCGTTTCCCGGAAGATGAACGAGGTCATCTCCGGGTTCGGTTCATCATGGAGCAGATGATACAGCGGATGGTCATAGACCCGCTCCTTACCGCCCGGCGTGTACCGGTACAGCTGTAGCGGCAGAGCTGCCAAGGTTTCCGCCAGGATGCGGACACAGGCATACACCGCCGTTGTCTGCATGGCCGTGAACTCGTTCACCATCTTGCCGCTGGTGGAAGGGCCGAACAGATAACGGAAATCCGTGCCGATGTAATAGTTCTGAGGCTTGTCCCGAGTATGGAACAGGCTGGATAAAAATGGGATATGCATGAAAACCTCCTGAAAAGGGATACTTAACCTAGTAATTGATAGTTTACAAACACGTTTTATTATTGGTAAACTATTTTCATAATAGTAAATCTCAGAAAGGAAATGAGCACTCATGGGCAGAATAACTATTGAAAAAAATACGGTGCAAGAAACATTAATCATTCCCCTCTATGCCAGGAAACTTGGCAATGAGCTCTTCCCTCACATTCTCCTAGACCCTTATGCGGATGACGTAATCAGACATCTGAATTACGATTTTTCTACGCTTGATAAAAAGAAAGGTTCTTTTGTTTGGAAGTTTGGTGCCTTAGAAGGTATTCTTCGAAGCAAAGCTATTCTTTATGAGATGCAAGACTATCTATCTTCCCATCCAGATGCGGCTGTTGTGAATATGGGATGCGGATTAGATCAGACCCCTCGCTTAGGAGATAACGGAAGAATGAATCTATACAATATCGACAGGAAAGACATTATTTCCATACGAAATTCTCTTCTTCCCCCTATTGGCCGAGAAATCAATATCGCGGCTGATTTAAATGATGATACTTGGACTCAATACATTCATGTATTTCAAGGAGTTTTCCTGTTTGCAGCCGGAGTGTTTATGTATCTCAGAGAAAAAGAGGTACATCAACTTATTCTGAGGCTAAAGGGTGCCTTTCCCCACGGTTGCCTCGTATTTGATACCATCGGCAGCTTCGGTATAAAGGTACTGATGAAGAGAACATTGAAAACACTGGGAATACATGGCATAAAGGGAATGTTCTACTGCAATAACCCACTTCATGACCTAAGATTGGACGACGACATTAAGGTATCTGTACGAAAATACCTGACAGGCTATGTAGACCTGAAAAAGGAAGGCATCTCTCCACTTTTAAGGGGAATGGCGTATCTTTTCGATTGGGTGTTCAGAATGAACATCTGCCAAATTACCTGGTAATAAAAATCAAAAAGCAATAACACCCCGTTCGTCATAGACACTGCCGCTGCCTATCCCGTTGCGGATGCAGCGGTCCAGTGCCATGATAGACGCCACGATTCCGTCGATTTTTTCGACGGATTTTTCTTTGTCCGGCTTGATGTTCCCCGCCGGGTCCTGCCGCATGACAACATTGCCCGCCATCCATTTGAGGACGGGATTGCCGCCATGGAGAATGTTCCCTTCCATCAGAAGCTTGAACAGCTCCTTCGACGGCGGCGACATATCCTTGAACCCCTGGCCGAACGGCACCATGGTAAAGCCCATGTCTTCCAGGTTCTGCACCATCTGGGTGGCGTTCCACCTGTCGTAAGCGATTTCCCGGATATTATAGGTTTCTCCTAAACGTTCGATGAACTTCTCGATGAAACCATAATGGATGACGTTCCCTTCCGTCGTCTGGATGAAGCCCTGCTTCTGCCAGACGTCGTATAGGACATGGTCCCGGCGGCACCGCAGTTCCAGCGTGTCTTCCGGCAGCCAGAAGAAAGGAAGCAGGATGTATTTCTCGTCATCGCTCCGTGGCGTGAAAGCCAGAACCAGGGCCGTGATATCCGACGTACTGGACAAGTCCAGCCCGCCGTAGCACATCCGTCCCCGCAGGAAGTCCCGGTCAATGGGAAGATTCCCCTTGTCGTAGACCTGTTCCGGTATCCAGCGGATGCTGGCCGAAGTCCAGATATTGAGCCGGAGCTGCTTGAACACGTTCTCTTCCGCCGGATTTTCGACGGCATTCCGATAGGCTTCCCGGACGCGGTCAATCTGTATGGTATGACCCAGAGACGGGTTCGCCTTGTACCAGTTCGCTTCATCCGTCCAGTCTTCCTCATGTTCCAGGCCATAGACCACGGGGTAAAAGGTGGCATCCTTCTTCCGGCCCGCCATCAGGTCCAGGGCCTTGGTATGCAGTTCGTAGCAGATGCTGTTCTTGTCATTGCCCGCTGTGGTGATGATGAAAAAGAGCGGCTGCTCCCTTGCATCACCGGAGCCTTTGGTCAGGACATCGTAGAGCTTCCGGTTCGGCTGGGCGTGGATTTCATCAAAGACCAGGCCGGACACATTGAGCCCGTGCTTGGTTCCTGTTTCTGCCGACAGCACCTGGTAGAACCCGGCGTTGCGGTAATTGATGATTCGCTTCCCGGCCGACCGTATCTTGGAACGGCGCATCAGGGCCGGACTCATCTCGACCATCTGCCGTGCCACATCAAAGACAATGGAAGCCTGGTTGCGGTCACAGGCCGCACCATACACTTCGGCACTCGGCTCGTTATCGGCATAAAGAAGGTACAGGGCGATGGCTGCAGCCAGCTCGCTTTTCCCGTTCTTCTTTGGAATTTCTATATAGGCCGTCAGGAACTGCCGCTTCCCGTTTTTCTTGACGATGCCGAACAGGTCACGCACAATTTGTTCCTGCCAGGGCAATAAAAGGAAAGGCTTCCCGGCCCATTTTCCTTTGGTATGACAGAGATGCTCGATGAAAGCGACGGCACGGTCAGCCTTTTCTTCATCATAACGGGAATCCGGCAGCATGAACGCTGACGGCTTATATACAAACGCCAAACTTGTCACCCCCTTAGCAGCAGTTCCATTTCATCCGTTTCTGTTTCTGCCCCGTTTTCTTCCCCGATCATGCGGCTCCGGGCAGACGGGGTCAGACCGAACTGCTCACAGAACTTCAGCATAATCTTGAGGTTCGTCTGAGCAATGGATACCTGCGGCACCTGCTGCAGGTACCCGTTCGGCGTCCGCACCATATCCCCATGCTGGGTGATGAACTCTTCGGCCCCTTTCCACCGGGCATACGCCTGGCAGTATCCGGCAAAGGCCATCATATCCAGATGGGTCAGCATCCCCATCTCAGCGAGGACTTTCCCCAGCCGCTTCCATTCTTTCTTGGCATCATCCTCCAGCCAGTCCGGGCAGCGAGGGAGCCGTCCCTTTGGCATGGGTTCCTTCTTATTGAGGGGACGATGGCCGGGATTGCCTTCCAGCACCTTGAGCGCCGTCGGCTTCGGTTTTCTTCCTCGTACAGCCAATGGCGCTCACCTCCCAATAAAAAAAGCCCTTGCGGGCTGTACGGCAGAGAAGGCCGCGGCTGCAGCCTTCTCCGATTTTCTTTTACCATTTCTAAAGAAAATTTATGCATTTTATTTTATGGCAAAGGACAGGGCCTTGCGGCCCCGTCTTCAGGATTCCCTTACTTCGTGCTTTTCAGGACATCGACCAGCCATCCGGCGCTTGGATGGGTTTCCCCGGTTGCTTTTTCAAGCACCTGGCGGTCTTCCTCGATATAATGAAGCCCCTTGCCGACTTTGATGAACCGGACATCTTCGTAGCCTTTTATATCGGTCCGGTAAACCCTTGCCGTGCGGCTTTCACCATCGTAGCTTTTGCCATCCCATCCGCCAAAAGTGAAGGTCACTTTTTCCTTGGCAGCCTTGAAATGGGCTTCAAAATCATTCCTTGTTATGGCTGTTTGGTATTCGCGAAGTTCGAAATGGTTGCGGAGTGCATCGATGTTTGTCATGGTAAAATCCTCGCTTTCGTGTGCTTTTCCTCTGGGGCTTGTCCCCTTTGTCATGTATATATATCACTCTGAACGCACATAATAGCAAGTCATTTATCCGATATTTATGCATCTTATTCGATGACTTCCCATTCATCGGCTCCGGGTACCAGCCCAAGACTGCTACCCGTATCCCACTGTACATGGATGGTTCCGGCATCATCGACGAACTGGACAGTGCCTTCAGTTCCCCTGGGCGGTGCCTGCCTGTCATCCATGGCGATAAGTCGCACCCGCGTCCCTTCCATCCGTTCCCGGCTGTGCCGCAGACCGGCCCGCAGGACGGACAGGTCGAAACCGAATTTGCGGTACTCCTGCTCCATGTTCTGGTAGTACCAGTCTTCCGGGATGCCGAACCGCCGGTCTTCGCGCATGATGTACACCAGACCGCAGACTGTACCGTCATCGGTTTCCATTTCCACTTCTTTTTTGTAGTAGAACCGCGGGAAGCCTTCATAGGCATCGAGCCGCCGTTCATCCGCCGAAGAAATGCGCCAGAAAACAACCGGCACGAAGGCATCTGCCTTTTTCTCGATAGTGGCGTAACATCCTGTCAGGGAACCTTTGAAGAGAAGTTCATATCCCCGGATCCGGCCCGTTCCCGCAAGAACGGCATCAGGACACCGTCTTGCCATCTGTATTTTACTCATGTTGCTGCCGTAGGCAATGTAGATTCTTTGTTTCATCGCTCTCATCCTTTCTGAAGGGAATGCCCTTCTACCACCCCAAGGGCAGCCGAAGCTGCCCGGAAGGCTATCCCCTTCAAGCGGCGGCATTGCGCCATGCGGAATTGCCTGTGAGGTGTTTGAGGAAGTGGAGCCGGCAGGTCTTGAATTCGTCGCCGATGAGCCCGAGACGGAGCATCCAGCACCGGAAAGCGTATTTCTCATTATCCGTTTCAGTCTTCCGGGCCGAGGCCTTCTTCTGCGTGAGGGCCTGATGGGCGACGGCTAGGCAGAACTGGATGTATGCCTTGATTTCCCCGGAGTGGAGCGTCCCGTTAAAAAGCCGGAACTCGACGGTCCCTTTGGTGAAGGTGGCATGCAGGTTCAGCCCGTGGTAGCGGGTGCTGTTGTAATGATGGTTCCGTCCGTAAGGTGCTTCCTGATACCAGAGGTCGGCGATGCCTTCCAGCGTATCCGGCTTTCTCCGATTGATGTCCTTCAGGAAGGTCGTGTTTGTCTTCCGGCAGTACCGGCTTTCCCGCGAAGGATTGATCTGGAGGGCGCGGTAAATCATGTCTTCCTTGCTCGCCATGATGTTCACCAGGTTCCGCAGGGTCTTTGCCGTGAACCGTTCGGCCCCGACATGGATGTGGATGCCGCAGGACTTGTTGGCAAAGGCCCCGGCCTTGCGGAGCGTCCGCACCAGCTCCTGCAGCTTCGTGATGTCTTCGTAGGAAAGAATGGGGCTGACCACTTCCGTGCGGTAGAAGCTGGAAGCATCCGTAATGTTTCCGTTCACCTTCTTCTGGGGAACCAGACTGGAATCGTTCATGGCTTTCCATTTCCGTCCCTGTTCATCCCTTGCGGTGTAGGTATCGTAGGCTCCGCCTTCGTGCCGGCTTTCCGTCCCGAAGAAGCTGGCCATGAGGCTGGCGGCCCGGCTTCTCGTGATCCCGGTCATTTCCATTTCGATGCCAAAGTGCAATGTTTTCATAATCATCTCTGTCCTTTTTATGTGTGCGTGTGTTCTTTCGGTACACTATATATCACTCTAAAGGCACACAATAGCAAGTTATTTTGAGAATAATTATGAATTAAATTGAAGGTTTATAGGTTCTGATGCCGGCGTTCCTTCTGCTTTCTGGCATGGGCCATGGCCTCTTCTTCCGTGCGGAAAGCACTCCATCCGTTCAGGTCTTTCAGCAGGGCCATGCGCGATTCGTGGCTGGCCCTGGTTCCCATGCCGATGCGCAGGAGCCACATCCGCAGGTAGTACTTCTCGTTTTCCGGCTTCCGTGTGGCAGGCTGGACCCGTTTCGCCTTTTTCGCCGCACTGACAATGAAAGCCGCCAGTTCAATCAGGGCGCGGTTCTTTACGGCATTGCCGGTCGCGGAGAAGTAGAATGTCACCGTGTCTGCGGCAATCAGGAACCCCCGCCCTTCTTTTCCGTAGTTCTGATAGATGGCAAAGAAGGAAGTCCGGTCTGTACCGGGTTCTTCTTTCAGGTCTTCCACCAGCCTGTCCGGCACATGGATGTTTTCATGTCCTGCGGCCCGGTTGAGCAGGTACTGCTGAGCATGGAGCATGAAGACCAGGTTGCGGAGCTGCGCCCCATCCATGCCATCATTGGGAACCTTGATTTCCATCTTGTCCGGCTCCGTCTGCGGCAGTGCTTCCGATTCTGGCGTTTCATCCTGCTGTGTCGGTTCTTGCGTTACTTCGGTTTCTGTTCCTTCTTCCGGTTTCGGCTGCGGAAGGATTCCTGCTTCCTGCAGGAAATCCGTGATGGCGGCTTCTGTCTTTTCATCATCGCATTCGATATCGCCGCTGCGAAGGATGCGGAATCCCTGCCCTTCGTAGGCAAAGGCCGGGGTCCCGGTGTAATGAAGCTTTTCGTTACGGTTGAAGGGAATCATCCTTCTGGCCAGTTCCTTGCGGTCGTTCAGGTTCGTCTGGATTGTCATGGTCTATGTACCTCCTTGTTTTGCTAGTACATATATCACTCTGAACGCCGATAATAGCAAGTTATTTCTGCACTTTATCATAAGGAATTTTCTCATTTTTACGCAGTACAAACACGCCTTCATCCCCGCACTCGCTGATATACCGCTTCACGATGACATCGACGAACTTCTCGTCCAGCTCAATGCCATAACAGATGCGGTCCGTCTGCTGGCAGGCCATGAGCGTGGAACCGGATCCGAGGAACGGGTCCAGGACGATGCAGTGGCTCATGGACGAATTCTCTATGGGGTAGGCCATAAGAACCACAGGCTTCATGGTCGGATGTTCCTTGCTGGCTTTCGGACGGTCATATTCCCAGATGGTCGTCTGCTTGCGGTCGGAATACCACTGGTGCTTCCCGTTCAGCTTCCAGCCGAACAGGCACGGCTCGTGCTGCCACTGGTACGGGCTGCGGCCCAGGACCAGGGCGTTCTTCTTCCAGATGCAGCAGCCGGACAGGTAGAAGCCTGCGTCCTTGAAGGCCTTGCGGAAGTTCAGCCCCTGCGTATCGGCGTGGAACACATAGATGGATGCATCCCGTTCCATGTTCTGCTCCATGTTGACGAAGGCGCTGAACAGGAACTGGTAGAATTTATCGTCCGGCATATTGTCGTTCTTGATTTTTCCGGCCGTTTCTTCCACATCCACATTGTACGGAGGATCCGTCAGCACCAGGTTGGCTTTCTTGCCGTCCATCAATCGTATATAGGTTTCCGGCAGCGTGGCATCGCCGCAGATGACGCGGTGCTCCCCCAGGAGCCAGATATCCCCTACCTTGGCCATAGCCGGCTGTTCCAGTTCTCCGTCCACATCGAAGTCATCTTCTCTCACCTTCTTGTTGTGGACTTTGGAAAAGAGCTGCTCCACTTCTGGTGCCTCGAAACCCGTCAAGTCTACATTGAAATCGACGCTCTGCAAATCCACGATGAGGTCGGCCAGGAGCTGTTCGTTCCAGGTGCCGGTGATTTTATTGAGCGCGATATTGAGGGCCTTGACCTTGTGTTCGTCCTCGATATGGACAACCACGCACTGGACTTCTTCATAACCCAGTTCTTTCAGCACTGTCAGGCGCTGATGCCCGCCGATGACGGTCATGTCGTAGTTGACAATGACGGGTTCCACATAGCCGAACTCCTGGATGGAGTTCTTGATCTTCTCATATTCCTTGTCACCGGGTTTCAGCTGCTTCCTGGGGTTATATGCCGCAGGCTTCAGCTGGCCGATGGGCAGGACTTTCCATTCCATATCCGATGTCTTCATACACTGTTTCCTTTCTGGATGCCGCGGCGATGGCGGCTCCGTATCCGTTCAGATGATGCCAGCGGCAATAATTCCGCACGCTGTCCCGTGACAGCTTCGTTTCCCGGGCGATAGCCTTGTACCCCATCCCCTGTCTCCGCATGGTTTCAATCTGCCTGCGCTGGCAGTCATTCATGAAAGCTCCCTTCTTCCTGGCAATAAAAAAGCCCCGGGCCAGAAGCCTGGAGCTGCCTGATATTCGGTTGAAGACCGTCCTTATATCCCCCCTTATGAATTTCGCGGTTTTTCCCATTTGAGGGGGCGGCGGTCATGGACGGAAGAGCTACAGAGATTGACATCCCCCCGCCCATTATTATTCTATTCATTTCCCATTTCCAATGTTATAATAAAAAGAAAACGGGAGAGGTCAGTATTCATGCTCACTATAAGACAAATGATGCGTTACTTACGTAATAATCATAACATGTCCATAAAAAGCAACCAGGCTCATGCTTTACGAAACCTTGGCTATTACCACGGATATAAAGGATATCGTTTCATCCGCACTCCTCAAAATCGAATATCCTTCCGCACCTTCGATGAACTACTCGCCATTAATAATTTTGATATGCATTTAAAATCATTGCTGTATTCAAAAGTCATGTTCATCGAAACAGCGCTCAAAAGCTATGTCATTGAGGCTGTCCTTGCTGATAGCAAATCCGAAAACATTAATGACATCTTTAATCGTTCTCTGACTTATTATAAAACATTTGGAGCTGGTAGTCATGAATATAAACGTTTTTTCACTAAGCGAATGACATTACGCGGTTCCATTAACAATACGCTTAAACGTGACTATGGTCAACATAATCAAATTGTTAATCACTTCTTCAATCAAGATCGTGAAATTCCTATCTGGGCTATATTTGAATCCATGACACTTGGAGATTTTGGCACCTTCTTTTGGTGTTGTAATAAAAGTGTAAAACTCTATACCTCTAAGTTGTTAGGACTACCTTCAAATCTGGACGCCGACGGTGAATTGACTAAAGATATTATCTTTACAATTAAGGATCTACGTAATGCAATCGCTCATAACAATGTAATTTTTGATGCTCGCTTCCGTACCAATAAAATTAGTCCACGCCTTGTCAGCCTCTTGCAGAAAGAAACATCTGTTCAACAAATTGATTTTCAATATATTGATGCTTACATCATATTAATCATTTATGTGCTAAGAAAAATGCAAGTAACAAAAACAGAATGTAAACAACTCATTTCTGGTTATAATAATAGCAAAGAACTATTACGCCAACAAATTTCAACTCCTATTTGGAATCAAATTCTTGGTTCAGGAACAAGGCAGAATATGGAATCACTAAAAGCATTCCTCACAAGGTCATAATTATAATTTTCTTGCTTTTGGGGAATTTATTTGCTATAATAACTTTGAAGAAAGTGGCTGACGTCTTCGGACTAGGCCCTAAAGAGACTCGATGCGTCGAGTCTCTTTTTTTGACTAATATTGATATCTTATTTCCCGGTCTTCGGTCATCGTCTTATGGTCATGGCAGCTCTTGCACAAAGTCTGCCAGTTCTTTTCGTCCCAGAACAAGTCCGGGTCGCCGCGATGCGGCTTGATATGATCCACGACCGTTGCCGGGACGAGCCGTCCTTTCTTTTTGCATCGGACACACCATGGATGACGATTCAGAAAGAACTTCCTGGCTTTCTGCCACTCTCTCCCGTAGCCGCGCAGCACCGCGTTCTTCCGTTCGCCCTGGCACTGCTGTTCATGTTCGTCACAATATTTTCTCCCATACGGCACCAGCCTTGGGCATCCCGGATACTTGCACGGTGTCTGTGGTCTTCTTGGCATTCGTATCATCTCCGGCATCAAAAAAGGACCGATGGCTTTTAAACCACGGTCCCTCATTCTTTTCTTGCTGATTATACTATACCACGCAGATAGTACTGACATCTAGTGCTGTTTACGTGACACTTACTGACAATTACTGGGAATTTCTATAAGGAGCCTCTAAAAACTCTGTTTTAGAAGCCCAATTTTCTTATTAAATGCCCCCTTCTGCCATCAAAGCCATATACAAAGGAGATCTAGCTTCGTAAAGCCAAGGAGATTAGCAAACTGAACACTCCCCACAGCGACATGAAAGATATATTGCCAAATTTTCAGCTAACATCTCTCGAGAAGTCACTTTGCCGCAAGAAAAATATCGATGTTTTGAGAATTCTGCTCGAGTTTCTTTCGCTCAAGCGTCAGACGGGAATTAATTTGCTCAGGAATATCACATCCATATCTACGGTTCAGGCCTTCAGTAATATATTCCTTCAGTATTTCCTTTTTAGATAAAAACGCATTGCCCAGATCAAAGTCCAAGCTCGACATCATAACGAACCAGCAAATTGGCGAATTGATATCCATTCAGCAAAATAATATTTGCTTTTCCTGCTTTTTCCTTAGCATCATTTGAAAACTCTTTTTCAGAATTAATGACAATAAAGATAGAGTTCTGATATTCTTCCTTATCCTTCATAAGGATTAACTGTTTCACACCATGCAGATCATCTGCATCTGTTCCTTCTTTCTTTTTCGCCTGGATACAGATTCTGGGGAAGATTGCATTCCCTGTATTGATATTGCTGATAGCATCCAGCAAAGAGTTGTTCTGAACCGCAGATAGGACAATATCAATATCGCCCCCATCTTCATGCTGATTCTTGGCGATAACAGCATAACCATTTTTCTCAAACAGCTTTGCAATGATATCTTCAAAGGTATGGGAATCCCACTTCACCATTTGTTTGACTATATCATTTAAATATTCATCTCTTGTCTTTTTTGTTGCAGTATTAAGATGATCAATCAATGAAGTGTTGGGATTAGCAATTGCATCAGGATCTTTTTTAAATAAGCTGATCAAAACGCCCACTGCTTCAATAAAATCATTATTCCAAACATGATTAATGGGCGATTGATAGGCCTTAAATTTTGTAGAAATAATTCTTGCCTCGTTATTTGCATTATATGGACAGCTGAAAAGCGGTCTCACTGTAATGAAATTCCCGAAATCATCCCAACCGTCAGGAATTTTAAAATCATATGGCTTTACACACTTTAAGATGGAAAAGCTACGGCACGGATTATTTTTTTCCTTACGCAGACTGACTTTTGGCACGATAATCAAATCATCAGGTTTGATTTCCAGCATAATACGAAGGTTTCTATAGCGCCTGCTTTTTTCTGAATCTGAACCGTCATTTGTCCAGACCTTGTTCCATGCCTGCAAAAAATCCTTTTCTTCCACATCAATTCGCATGCCATCGGCCCCCCAGCCCTGGTGGAGGCGTCCCTGCAGAATTTCCTGACGCACTTTTTGAAAATCCTCATCATAATTGATTCGAAAAACAAATACACTCATGATAGTTTCTCCTTATCCTCAATCCATATTATCACGATTTTAGAAATGGCCTATATTTTTTAACGCTTCTTCGTGCATCCGGTATACCTGCCGTACATTCAGTTTCAATGTTCCTGCAATCGACGCCCAATCTTTAAAGGCCAAGTAACGTAGCTCCAACACCACCCTTTCCCGATCATTCGGCACCTGACCGATTGTTTTCATAATTTCGGCCTTTAAATCCACTAACCTGTCAATCTCTTCATCCACTTCACGTTCCAGATCCATCATCCGGATAATCGTATCTTCCAAGCGGTGCGGATTGGGAGTACCACTTGGTGGTACCAAGCTTAAGGTAGATGTTGCTTTTCTCGCCAGTTGCCGTAGTGCTGATACCTGTTCCAGCTTGCTGTCGATCTGGATATTGATATTCCTTGCCTGTTCCAGGTAGGCTTTCACTTGCATATAATCCATTTCCCCTTTGATTTCTTCGCTCATTTTATTATACCATCCTTTCCCGTATCCGTTATCCCCAGGTCAGCTTTCACCGCCTCGATCAGTGCAGACTGGGTTCCGTCTTTGTGTTCCAAGACTTTCAGGATGCGCTCATCAATCGTGCTCTTGGCTACGATGTGCTGTATGATGACCGTCTTGTCCGTCTGCCCCTGCCGCCAGAGCCGGGCGTTAGTCTGCTGGTACAGCTCCATGCTCCAGGTCAGGCCGAACCAGACCAGGATGGAACCGCCCTGCTGAAGGTTCAGCCCGTGTCCGGCAGAAGCCGGATGGATAAGAGCCACGGGTATCTTTCCCTCGTTCCAGTCGGCGAAATCCTGCGATTCCTTCAACTCCCTGGCTTCCATCCGCTTACGGATGCGGTCTTTATCGTGCTTGAACCAATAGGCCACCAGGACCGGTTTCCCGTTGGCGCTTTCCACCAGGTCTTCCAAGGCATCCAGCTTCCGGTCATGGATGGTCACCACATCCTTGTCATCTGTATAAATGGCGCCGTTCGCCATCTGCGAAAGTTTCAAGGTAAGCGACGCGGCATTAGCGGCTGTAACCTCGCCGCCTGGAAGTTCCAGCACCAGGTATTTCTTCAGTTCATCATACCGTTCCTTTTCTTTCTCGCTCAGGCTGACTTCCTTCGCTACGCTCACCAGCTCCGGCATTTTCAAGTAATCGGTCGCCTTCATGGACACGGTGATGTCGGCAATCTGGTGATAGATGGCTTCTTCCGCTCCCGGCAGGGGTTTGTAGGAATACACCACCATGCCATTGCGCTTATCCGGCTGGAAATACAGGTTCCGGTACTGGCTGATATATCTCCCCAGCCGCTTTCCCATATCCAGGATGCGGAACTCGGCCCAAAGGTCCATCAACCCATTGCCGCTGGGCGTTCCCGTAAGGCCGACGATGCGTTTCACTCTGGGGCGCAAGGCCTTCATGGCCCGGAACCGCTTCGACTGGTGGTTCTTGAAACTCGACAGCTCGTCCAGGACGACCATATCGAAATCAAGGCGGCTGTTCTCATAGAGCCAAACCAGGTTCTCGCGGTTCACAATATAGATATCCGCATCCTGCTGCAAGGCTCTTCTCCGTTCTGGCACGCTGCCGACCACGACGGAACAGGCAAGACATTTCAGGTGGTCCCACTTCTTGATTTCATCCGGCCAGGTGTCTCTCGCCACCCGCAGCGGAGCGACAACCAGCACCCGCTGTACTTCAAAGGTGTCATACATCAGGTCCCGGATGGCCGTCAGCGTTGTCACCGTCTTGCCAAGGCCCATGTCCAGGAACAGGGCCGTGACGGGATGGGACTTGATATATTCGATGGCGTATTTCTGATATTCATGCGGCATAAACTTCATGCATCTCCGCCCCCTTTCCCATCGGGCGTGTGGGCAATGGCCTTTAGGACAGCAGGGATGTCCTCCATGGCATCCAGGACGAAGACCTGGTAGCCCAGCCTCCGCAGCATGGCATGCCGCTTCAGCTGCAGCGGCCTCGGCTTCTGCCCCGGCGCCTTCACTTCCACGAAGCCTATCTTCCCATCACCCAATAGGACCAAGCGGTCCGGCATGCCGGAAAACGATGGCGAAACAAACTTCACTGCCATACCGCCTGCCTTCCTGGTTTCCATCACCAGGTTATGTTCTATCTCTTTTTCCCGCATCGGTATCACCTCTTTTTTACTGGGGTGCAGGTCGTTGAAGGTCGTTCCGCAAACTTTCCTTAAAGGCATTTTTTCTATTTTTCAGCCCTAAAGGGAGTTTATGGATAGACCTGCACCGACCTGCACCCTTCCCTTTTCTCACAAGAAATCTGTGACTTTCAGTTTCAATCCGTAAATGAAATACCCTGCTTTCCGCTTGCGCCTGTCGAACCCGGCTTTCTCCAGTGCTCCATAGAAATCCGTCGTGCTGCGGGTATACTCGTTCATCTGCTGGCAGTACAAGCGGTAGGCCGTATAAAGCGCCCCGGACTTTTCCTGGCATGATGGATCCACATCGCAGCAGTCTTCCAGGAAATGGCGGAGCCAGTCATTCTGCCCGCGGTATTCCTGGATAGCATCCCGCACACATTTCGGCATGGTCAGATGGTACTCGCTGGCAATGACCTTCTCCGCCCCTTCGATGATCCAGCGCAGGATAGCAGGACCGGCTGCTTCCACCAGATAATCCGCATAGTTCTTGATTTCGCCATGGCCTTCAAACTGTGCCTTGAAGGGGATGACGATAAGCCGGCGCCATGTCCCTTCATCACTGGCTCCGACGCGGGGCAGATGGTTGGTATACAGGACCAGCGTATGGGTCGGCACAAAGGTAACCGGCGTCTTGTATTTCTTTTCGCCGCCGACTTCATCCGTAGAGCAGAGCTGCTTCAGGACGGAAGTAGAAAGCCGGACACCTTCTTCCATCTCGGCCGCGATGACCATGCGCTTGCCCTTGAGTTCCGCCATTTCCGGCTTGATGTTCCGCTTGCAGTTCGCCGTCAGGGCATCCGCAGAAATACCGCCGCAATAGCTCCCCAGCACCCGGGCAATGGAATTCCAGTACGTAGATTTCCCGTTCCGTCCATCGCCATAGGCAATGACCAGGGCTTCCACGTACACTTTGCCAATAGCCATAAGCCCGCAGATTTCCTGGGCGTAATCAATCAGCTCCTGGTCGCCCGTGAAAAACTCGTCCAGGGCCTGCTGCCAGACCGTCTCCCCTTCCTCTCCTGGATCGACAGCGGTACATTTGGTAATATAATCTTCCGGACGGTGATTCCGCCTACCCGCCATCCCCTGCCGCAGGTCATACGTAAACGAAGGCGTGTTGAGCAGGAACTCATCCGCATCCAGGGCCTGGATGGGAATGAGCAGCATCGGCTTCAGGGCCTGCAGGGCCGAAATGATGTAGCGCATATCCCGCCGCTTCATGACAAAGGCATAATATGCCAAAGCCGCCTGGTAGGACTGGAAGGCTTTCTGCTGACTGCCTTCGATGACTTTTTCCAGCATCCGGCCACCCTTATCGATGAGTTCTGCTGCAACGCCCATTTCCTGCAGTGCCTTCCTGCCAGCTTCCATCTGGTCCCTGGCATCTGCCAGCTGCAGTTCCAGGAATTCCTCCGCTGCGCCGATGGCTTCCTGATGGGATTCAGCCCAATAGATACCGTTGTACCGCAGGAAATCGGTATTTTCCGTATACCGCAGCTCATCACCATATTCCCGCTTCAGCACTTTGGCCTGACCGATATCCGAGTAGTCTTCCGGCTTCAGGCTGCCCTGACGGGCAAAATCGTTATTGTACTGGTCCGGGCTGATGTACCCATCCTGCCTGGCAATCTTTTCACCAAAACGCACAGCGCTCTGCCAGATTTTATTGAGTTCTGCATCAGCAAGCGGAGGGTCGCATTTTTCGGCCTCTTCAAGGAAAATGGAGTAGGCCCGCTCTGTTGCTCCGTACCGTTTGATGACCCGGCCGGCAAAGCGGCTCATGGTATTATTGCGCTGTCCCTGGGGAATGCTGTGTATCCCGGCTTCCCGGGCCTTCAGCACCTGGTCGATTGTCATTTTCCCATTCTGCCACAGCACCTTCTCAGCCGGACATCCGTAGATGAAACGGGCTGCATCAAGAGCCGCTTCGTCGAAAAAAGGATATGCGTGATAAACAGCCCGCTTCAGCTCCGTATAGCACGGTTCATCTGTAATCTCGGGAATCTCAAAATAGACGTGAAAGCGCGGCCTGGCACACTTCCCGTCTTTAGGCTTCATGTGATTCCGTGATGGGACGATAGCCATGGCAACCTCCGGCATCATGGCCAAGAATTTCTCCATGGTCTTCCATTCAGCAGGATTTTCCGTATGCGAATTATCGCAGTCCATGACTAGGACATCCGATGAGAGAAAATTCTCCCGTTTCCGGTAATCATTTTTGAATGCTACACAGACATGGTCAAACGCAACCGCAGCTTCAAGATCTTCGGCACAGCTGATTTTCCGTCGCTCTGGATAACGGCAATTAGCTTCTGCTCCCGTAAGAGCTGCCGTATAAAGGGTAAATTCCATGTTCTTAAACCTCCTCAATATACCGGACAGGCTTTCTTTTGCGCCGGGCGTACTCGATTTCTTTCTGCATCCCGTCCGAGATGGCATCGCCAAATACCCATAGTTCCGCGCACTTGGACAAAAGGGCGATATCCATGAAAAGGGCCAGGTCCCGCTCCGTCTTTTCATCCAGGAACTGGGGCAGGTACAGATGCGGGGCCAGCGGGATGCCTCCCTGATTTGTCACATAGCGGCAGTACCTCCTCGCCCTGGCCGTATTGGCCTCCACATCCCCGGCATAGGGCGAACACACGTATACCACTGGCCGGAACGGGAACCTTGCCGGTTCCGCATTCCGGATGGCCTGATAGGCTGTGGGGTCGGGATAATGTTCGGCGTTACGCTTCGGGTTCATCTCCATCGCGCACCTCCATCAGTTCCCGGGCACAGTCTTCACACAGGACCGCTGTCCCGAACAGGTCGCCCTTCCCATCGCCCAGAACTTCCTCCAGATCCACCAGGATTTCTCTGCCACAAACCGGGCAGCGGCAGAATACATTCTCATCGTTGATTTCGATTGTGACTTCCATGGCATCATGAATCGGTTCCTTGACGTAAAACATGCTTCATCCCTCCAGTTCTGTCTTGTAATAGGTCATGAGCATCTGTTTGCGCTGCTGGAAACCCGGACAGGAATACAGCAGACCGTAATCCAGGTGCTGCAGCCGGTCCAGGGCATGGATCTGCCGCGCGGTCAGATAAGGCCGGATGCTCTGCCCTTTTTCGATGCCGTTTGCCAGCCGGAACTGCTTGGCAGACATGCCCAGCACGATACGGTTCAGCATGTCACATTCGTTGCTGAAGTGGTACGGCTTCGGGCTTTCATGCAGGCGGCAGATCATATCCGTCAGCATTGGGAATTCCTGCCGGGCAGACAGAAGCGACCGGATGCACTGCTCCATCTCATTGAAGCGATGGATATAGAGTTCTTTGAAGCGCATTGCTTTTGCTCCGGTGTACCCCATGACCAGTATGGTAAAGCCATCTCGGGTCAACAGGTAACGCGGCAGTTTGCGGCCCCTGGCATCCCGATAGGCATTGCACTCAAAATTGAGGGCAATGAATTCTGGACTCAACCCGGAAGCAGGTGCAGTGATACGTTCGATATCACGCAGCACATTATAATGCTGCTTTTCAAAGACCGCTGCCACAAACAGGCTATCGACCCTGGCTACTCCTTTCTGGTCAGCGAACATACCGTAATCATCTTCAGGAATCAAATTTTTCATAGCGGATTCCACCTTTCGTTAAAATTTCCGAGGAACTCGTCCTCTATCAGTAGCAGGACAGAATCCGATGCTTTAAGTACCCCCATTTCAATCTTTCTGATAAAATTCACATTCGTATCCGTCTGCCCGGAGCAACAATCCCTCGGCCCACGGAGGTGTACGTCCCATCTGCTCACAGATGGCATCGACACTGGCATCCCGGCTGCATTCGATGATCAGTTCATCATGGACATGGCCGACGATGGCACAGCACCGCAAGGTCTGCATGGCATAGCAGAGGATATCCCGGCTGATGCCCTGGACGATGTTTTCCACGAACTTCGGGCCGTAGCTCTCCAGCCGTTCCCACTTTTTCGTTGCGCCGATGCCTTCATAGGTGACGGATTCCCCGCCGAAGCGGTTCTCGCCTATCCGGGGCTTCACATAGGAAAGCCGCCGTCCGCTTGGGAGCTGGATGAACAGCATGCCGCTCTGGCAGAGGAAGCGGATGCAGCCGGCCCGCATGGGGATCTGTTCCTTGATGGCTGTCTTCACGGTGGCATCCACCTGCCACCAGAAATCGACGATATGCGGATTGGCCGACCGCCAGGACTGCACCAAAGGATACAGCTCGTTTTCCGTAAGTCCCATGTCCAGGGCGCCCATGGCCTTCAGCGCACCTGTAGAGCCGCCATAGCCAAGGGCCAGTTCTGCGATTTTCCCTTTCTGCCGGAGATGTCCATTGACGCCATGTTTTTCCACCGGAACGCCGAACATGGAGCTGGCCGAAGCACAGTAGATATCCCCATTCCTGGCAAAGACATCCAAACGCCATGTTTCTCCTGCCAGCCACGACAGCACCCTGGCTTCAATCGCCGAAAAGTCCGATACGACAAACTTCATCCCTTTCCGTGGCACAAAGGCCGTGCGAATCAGCTGGGAAAGGACATCGGGGATGGAATCATACAGGAGTTCCAAGGCTTCATAATTTCCCTGGCGTACCAATTCCCGAGCTTCTGCGAGATCCGGCAGATGGTTCTGGGGCAGATTCTGCAGCTGGATGTGCCGGCCGGCAAATCGCCCGGTCCGGTTGGCCCCATAGAATTGGAACATGCCTCTGGCCCGACTATCCTCGCAGGCAGTCATTTCCATGGCCTGGTATTTTTTGACCGAGGATTTGGCCAGCTTCTGCCGGAGCAGCAGTACACTGCGCAGCGGTTCTTCTGCCGTCTTCAGCAGTTCCTGCACCTGCTTCTTTCCCAAAGAATCGGTCTTCATCCCATGCTGTTCCAGCCAGCCGATCATCTGGATAACGGAGTTCGGATTCTCCAGGCCCGTCTTTCCCTTCAGTACAGCCATCAGGCTGTCCCGGCTGCGGGCATCGATGACGATGGCATTTTCAGCCAGCGTCCGGTCAATGGCGATGCCCCGATCGTTGATTTCCTGGTCGAGATGATATTCATCCCATATCGGTTCCGGGACAGGATACTTCTTCAGCCGCTCCTGGATGACCATTTCCACTTCCACATCCCGTTTGTTGTAGGACTTGAACAGCGTCCATTTATCGGGTGCATGCCGAGGTAGATTCCTCGTTCTGCCGCCATTCAATTTGGTTTCCTTACAGGGAACGCAGAAATAGCGGATCAGGTCTTTGCCTTCCTTCATCTTTTGGCTGTCCAGTTTCAGCACGGCCCCTGCGCCTTCCAGGGAAAGGGGCAGGCCCATATAGGCCGACCAGATCATGGAGCATTTCCATCCTGCCGGATTGAGGAACCTGGCACAGTCCCGGGAAAGCGGATGATGGTCATGGAACGGATCCAGGCTAATTCTCAGGTCACGCAGGTATCGCGACAGGCAGACCCGTTCAAAACTGGCATTGAACGCCCACTTGGTGACAGATTCATCGGTCAGGGCATCTAGGATATCATCCGGGATGCGTTCTCCCCGCGCCAGGTCAACGACCTGCACCTTGCCGCCATCTATGGCATATCCGAAGAGGAGAATTTCAAAGGCCGGCGATTCAGCATATTTGTACACGCCGCATTTGGCCAAGTTAACATCGCTGAATGTTTCAATATCGATACTGATGGTTTTCATACTCTTCACCTCGAAAAAACGGCGAGGCACAAGGCCCCGCCGCCGCTATTCACTACTACTTGTTCCGGAAGGATTCCATCTGCTTGCGATGATATTCTTCTTCCCGTTCTTCCCGGTGCCGGGCCATTTCTTCATCCCGCTGGTCTTTTTTGATATCCGTATAAATCATGGCCACGAAGAACCCGCCGGCGCACAGTGCGACCAGGCAGTACAGGCCGTCCAGAATCAGTCTCATCATAGTTTCCATAATCGCGCCTCCTTATGCCAGGAAATCATCATCGTCAGCTGTAGCAAAATCATCTTCTGCACGGGGCTTGCCACCGAGGGGTTCGCCATCACGGATTTTCTGCAGATTGTTCAGTCCGCAGGCAATGCCTTTATTGCCGTTGCTGTTAAAGGCATAGAAGTTGATGGACGCACGGCCATAGACGCCGGAGTAGACTTCAGAGCGTTCTAGGATATGCTGGCAGTCGGCATCGACGATGCCCGGCTTGGTAGCCGAGTTGGCATTGATGAAGAAGCTGTCTTTATAAGCGTCATCGTCCGGGCGTTCCAGGTCGCCGTCACGGAGCGGTGTCTTGATGGCTTCGAGAGCCGGTACAGCGCGGCCATTGCCCTTGAGCTTGCTTTCGCCTTCTTCGTAGGCAGCCTTGATGGCGGCGCGGATCTTTTCTACGGTCTTCGTATCCGACTTGGGGATGATCAGGCTGACGCTGTACTTCGGCGTACCGCCATTGATGGACTTCGGTTCCCAGACGTTGGCATAAGACCATCTGGTATTGACTCCGGTAATCACTTTGCACGGATTGACATAATTCTTGGACATAACAAGTTCCTCCTTATTTTTCATCATTGAAATCATCTGCCGCGGTATGCATGGTCGGACGCTTATCCGATTCCGGCACCAAGACCGGCTTGCCCTGCGGCTTTTCCACTAAATCTGACAGCAGTTCTTCGAACCGCTTCTTGCCGAGCTGTTTCGTCATCGCCGTGATGCCGAGCAGCTTCCTTTCATATGGGTCGAAGCCCGCATCTTCCACTTTGGCGGCGACTGCTTCTTCACTTACGTAGCGGCGGTTCGACCGGCCTTCGACCAGTTTCCATCCGTCCCAATGCTTGCCGGACAGGGCCTGTTGCAAAGCGTATTCTTTGACATCCCCGGCCCAGTTCACCAGTTCATCGGCCTTGGCCAGGACGGCTTCGATTTCTTCATCCTGCAGCGTGGATGGGACGGCGAAATCATACTGAGCCAGTTCCAGGTTATATTCAGCCCGCTTGCGGCATGTCGCCTTGATTTTGCAAAAGCGGCAATGGTCGCCAGCCTTGTACTCCCCTTCGCCTTTGGCCGCCAGTTCCGCTGCGGGCTTCAGCACCGTTTCGGCCCACTGGAGCAACTCTTCCTTGCTCATGGTGCAGGTACTGACGTTGTCACGGCGGGGCTGGAAGATGGTCATGGATACCTGGCGTATATCATAGATGCCATCGAACAGTTTTAGCGCACCGAGAGCATAACACATCATCTGCGGATTCTTCTCGGCATCCACCAGGACTCCCAGACCGTGCTTGTAATCGATGACCGTCAAAGTATCGTCGGCCACGATGAGACAGTCGCCTGTTCCGAATCCGCCGGGTACCCACTTGGAAAAGTCCAACCTTTGTTCAATCATGATCAGCGGATCCTTGCAGGATGCTTTGGCGGTGGCCAGGCATTCCATGACGAACTGCGCGTATTCATCGGTGCACTCCGCCATTTCCTCATCAAAGAATGTGAGTTCCTTCGTCGGGTCTTCCAGCTTTTGGCCCAGAGCCGTCTTTACCTTGAATTCGCAGAGCGTATGGGCATCCGTTCCCTGACGGGCGAATTCACTGGAGGTATCCGGCAGCTTGGCACATTCCTTCGCAGACGGAGGGCAGGCCAGCCAACGATAACAGGAAGATGCGGACAACACCGCGTGTTTATCCGGCATGGCCAATCACCTCCAGTTCCTTCAGGAATGCTTTGTACTGCGCCGTATCAATGCCGGACAGCTTGTCCGCCCCGTACTTCTGGATGAGGCTGCGGACTTCTTCTGTGAATCCCTTGCGAGCCTTGTCGGCAGCAACTTTGCGGACATCTTCCAGGGTCAGCGGCTTTTCTGCCTTCTCTGACTTTGCTTCTGAAGCTGGCGGATTGCCTTCTTTCACCGCCATGGCTTCGGAAATCTTCAGCAGCGCCTTGCCGCAATCGGTCAGGGCTGCTGCCAGTTTCTGCAGTTCATCGTTTGTCATACGGATTGACTCCTTTCACATGTCTTTGCATTGATAAGAGATGGATGTTCCTGGCGATACTGCGGGTCGTGACGCTGATGGCCATTAGCACCGCCGCCAGTTCCCGGTCCAGCTTTTGCTGCTGAGCCAGTTTCTCAGGTGTCTGTGTGTGAATCATCTGTCTGCCTCCTTTCTGAAAAGCTTCTTCGTTCGCCCTTCACTAGTAATAGGACAACCGCATCATCGTTAAGTACCGATTTCAAAAAATCCGGCCACCTTTTTTGGCAGCCGGATTTTTCCCCATTTAACGGAAGTCTTCGAGGTGTTCCTTCAGGATTGCATAGAGCTTGTGTTTGCGCATGTTCACCGCTTTCTGGCTCAAGCTGACGGCCTTCCCGGTTGCCGCTTCGCTAGCACCGTCGGCAATCATCATCAGGATGGTCCGGTCGATATCCTGCAGAGTTGCCAGTTCATGGCGCAGCGCTGCCAGCAACTCTTCCTTCACGACTTCTTCCTCTAAGTTGAAGTCGTCAGGCACCTCCAGCTCGTAGTCATCCTGCGCCTTGTCTGCCGATATCTCATCGGCACCATGCCGCTGCTGGCGTTTATCTTCCCGCCAGAGCGGACGCATGAATTCATAGTACTGCTCTTTGGTTGCTGGAATCAGAATCGTACGCACCCTGCGGTTGCCGATTTTTGACCAGTGGACTTCACAATCCTTGTACTCCTCTGTGATGACGGTTTCTGGAGTGAGTTCCAGAGGAATGTAATACTGCTTCTGTTTGTTTGTCTGTAGATTGGCCAT